ATCGGTACAATCCTCAATGTCAGAAAACCACCTCGGTACGTAGGACGCACCGGGCAGGGACTTTCGATTGAGGATATGACCGAGACTTCGGTGCCAGTCGCTTTGACGACTCAGGCCGGAGTTGATATCAGTGCGAATTCCCTGGATTTCGCGCTCAACATCGACGACTTCTCGGAACGCTTCATCACGCCGGCAGTCGCTTCGGTTGCCAACCGCATTGACCGCGACATCCTCCAGCAGTACATCAACGTGTTCAACGAAGTAGGCACTCCGGGAACTGTCCCTGGTGCGCTTCTGACCTATCTTCAGGCTGGTCAGAAATTGAACGAGCAGGCTGCCCCACGGGACAACCGTCGCGCGATCATCTACAGCCCAGCCATGGAAGCAACCATCATCGACACCTTGAAAGGACTGTTCCAATCGTCAGCAAAGATTGCTGAACAGTACGACGAGGGCATGATGGGGCAAACCATCGGCTTCACGTGGAAGATGGACCAGAACGTACCCTTGCAGACTGTTGGGTTGCAGGGTGGTACGCCAACGGTCAGCGCAGCGAACCAAACCGGAAGCACGATTACCACAACGGGATGGACGACCACGGTTACCGGCCTTCTGAACGTTGGGGATGTGGTCAGCTTCGCAGGGTGTTTTGCTGTCAACCCGCAGAGCCGTCAGTCAACCGGATCGCTTGCACAGTGGGTCATCACCGCTCCAGTGAATTCCTCGGGCGGCAATGCCACTCTTCCGATCGCTGGCCCAGGCGGACTGGGAATCATCATCGCAGGGCCATTCCAGACTGCGAGTGCTTCTCCGACCAATGGCGGAGCCGTAACCGTCCAAGGGTCAAGCGGTACTTCCAGTTCTCGCGGTCTTGCCTTCCACAAGGAAGCCTTCGTTCTCGTCACTGCCGATCTGCCGCTGTTTGAGGGCGTGCATCGGGCAGAGCGGGTGCGTGACAAGCAGTTGGGACTCAGCATCCGACTGATGCAGGCTTATGACATCAACCAGGACAGAGCACCGTTGCGTCTCGATATTCTGTATGGAAACGCGACTCTCTATCCAGAACTTGCCTGCCGCGTGGCTTCGTGAGGAGAAAAATCATGAAAACACTATTCAAACTCACCCTCCTCTGCTCGCTGCTCTCTGTGGCCGCCATGGCACAGACGGCGTTGACTCAAACCACTCTTTCCGCTGCCGTTTCCGGTGGATCTGGACAAGGAGGTTACTCCGG